GGTTCATCTGGTGTCTCTGGGTCTTCCCATACAATACAATATTCTGTTCTTACTGGCTCTAGTTTTTCTTTTGCCCAACACAGTCTATCCCAAAGATGTGTACCTTGAAATTCTGGTGTAGTTATTGTCATGCTAGTTCTCCTATTACTGCACCTGATGGTTGTGTGTCAACAGCACTACCAGAATTAGATGTAATACCTTTTTGTCTTACTCTAGTAGTGACTACACCTGTTGTTAACAACACATCATTTGCTGTTGTGTTAAGAGTGGCACAAGGATAAGCATAATCATCATTTGCCATAGCATTAGTAAAGTTAAAATCATAAGTTGATGCTGAAACATCTGTTAAACTTCCAATATTAAAACTATCTTTTAAAGTAACATCATTAGAACTCCACCATGCTTTGGAACTACCATATGCCAAGTAATCTGTATCCACAGACTTAGCTGTTCCACTTATCTGCCCACTTGTTGATAATGTATCAAATGCTATTGTTCCGTTTGCCATTATGCTAAGTCTCCTGCTATTAAAGTGCAGACTGGTTCTGAATCTTGTTTATTTTGGTCTACACCTTGCATATTAATGGTCAATCTTATAGTTTGTGCTGGGTCATCATGGTCATAAGTTTGAAAAGAAGTGTATGAACCTGCATCGTGAACTCCAAGTCCACCACCAGAAAAATTAATATTAGCCATATTATTAGTAAAAACTATTGCATAATCTCCAGTTCCGTTATCAGTAACAGAACCAACATTAAAGCTATCATTTACACTTGCTTGGTTGTAGTTACACCATGCTTTAAGTAACCCTTGCTGAATACTTGTCTGTGCTGAACCCTCACCTCTAATAGTTAAAGAGTTTGCGCTTGCACTAACTACAGGTGTTGAGCCAATGGTTATGGTTGTTGCAGTGGACTTTCCAGTTAATGTATCAACAATAATTGTACTCATGCTAGGTCTCCTAATGCAGAAGATGCTATGTTTTGATTCCCATCAGCAAGAGCATAACTATATTTTTTATTTGATGTTCCATAACCACTAGTGGCTTGATCCACAGCATCGTTAATATTATGTACAAATATACTGCCACCATCTTGTTTATCGTCTGATGATGAAAGAACTGCATAATTAGTATTGCCCATATTGTTAGTAAATTGTGGTGCATACAAACCAACTCCTGAGTCTGTAACGGAAGCTGTGTTAAAAGAATCTGCAACTGTTACAGAGGCAGTAGATGTTCTAACCCATTGTTTTACTTGACCTTGAGCAAGATTAGAAGTTACTGCTCCGCCATCAGATGTAACAACTGCATTATTACCAATAGTATGAACACCTGTAACTGCAAGTGTGCCACCAACTGTAGCATTTGCACCACTTAAAGTTATAGCAGTATCAGTACCACTTGTACCCTGTATTTTGTTAACTCGTATTTCACTCATACAATTACCAACCTTCCACCATCTTCAACAGTAATAGTCTTATTACTTGCCACAGTTATTGGACCTGTAACATTGGCATTTTCTGATGCAGTTATTGTAATATCGTCTGATAAAGTCTGTACGTTAGTTCTAAATATACCACTAGCTTTGTAAGTGCCACTACTTTCAACTGGAGGTGCAACTGTGCCTATTGTTCTGTGAAGATAATAAACAAAAATATTATTACCAGAGTTATTAGATGGTGCCGCAGTAAATGTTAAAGTTGTACCACTAGATACAGCATAACCTACTGATGGTTCTTGTATTACGCCATCTACAGACACAAGTATATCTTCATCACTTCCTACACCAGCTTCTAATGTAAAGGCAGTCGTTGATCCATCACCAGAATAAACAGAAGCTGCTCTGGGTACTACAAATCTATCAACTGCTGGATTACCAATATAAGGCATTATACATCGATCTCCATTATGCTTAATGTACCACTTAGTTTATCAGCTACGCTACAATCCACAGTAATTTGATCTGTTGTTTCTAAAACATATTTATTACCAGACATAAGTTCTAACGCACCACCAACAGGTATTGGAGCGTTTTGTACAATTATACTTGTTCCATTTGCTGTATTGTTTGCTACGGCTCTATTGGCAGTATCACTAACTAATCTTACTGTAGTTGTAACTTGAGCAGTATGTATGTTTGCTAAAGTTAATCCAAGAATAATAGTTGTTTTACTAGCTGCAACTGTATAAACCACATACGGAGTTCCCGAAGAATTTGGCTCGGCTGCAAATGTAACTACTTTAAATGTGTTCGCCATATTATTATCCTAACGCTATTGCTAAAGCTGTTGCCTCGTCTTGTATTACTGAACTTAATGTTGCACCACCTACCGTGATCGCATCTGCTTCCAATGTACCATCAAAGTCACCATCCACAGCATCTATGTTACCTTTAAATACTGTTGCTGTAACTGTACCACTGCTTGGGTTATAAGTTAGATGACCATCCATCTCCAAACCAACATTGCCAGTGCTAGATGTTGCACCTTCTACAAAAGTAATGAGATTTTCCTCATTAGTACTTTCGTTATCTGTTACTAAAACATGAGCAGAGTTTGTTGCATCAGTTACTGTTACACCTGCAATTACTGTGTTAAGAGCAGTTCCTCCAACTGTTATCGCATCCGCTTCTAATGTGCCATCTATATCTGCATCTCCAGAAATATCTAATGATCCTGCATCAAGCTCACCTGTCAATGTGATGTTTCTAAAAGATGATACGTCTTTATTTGCATCTACTGTAACAACCTTACTTGCTACGACTGTGCCTACAGATTGACCTGTGTCACTATAATTTAGTTCTGCTGTTGTAGCAGTTACGCCATCAAGTATGTTTATTTCTGTAGCAGTAGACGTTACAGCAACATCTTCATTTATCTTTGGTGATGTTAATGTTTTGTTTGTGAGTGTAGCAGTTGAAGCTGTTGATACTAATCTAGCATCACCACCAGTGCTAGGTAATGTCAGAACATTGTTTGCACTTTCAGAATGTGGTGCAGCTATAATCGTTTGTCCGTGACTATTAGCCTCACAATTTAATACTATTTTACCTTGATTATTATTACCTTTAATAACTACTTTACCAGTTCCATTTGGTGCAAGATTAATATTACCATTACTTGCTGTAGCTATGTTAGCAGACCCAAGAGTTGCACCATTAATTGTAGGTGTTGTTAAAGTCTTATTTGTTAAAGTATCTGTAGTAGCTCTAGCAACTATAGTGTCTGTGGTTGCAGGTAATGTTAATGTTGTATTACCAGAAAAATCAGAATGTGCTGGTGCTTGTAATGCAGCATAGTGTGCATTAGAACTTTCACAATATAATCTTAATTCAGACTGTGAACCAGTATTTTTAAGATCTATAACACCACCTTCAACTGTAAGATCATCTCCAACAGATAAATCTGCACCAACTGATGTATTACCGCTACCGTCTAGAAATACTGACTTTGATGCAGGTATTGTGCAAAATATAGTTTTAGTTCCTGCACTGAAATTTACTGCATTATCACTATTTGAACTACTTATAACTGTTGTTCTTGTTATAGTGGTTGAGTCACCGTTAAGTGTACCTAAACCAACTTCAAACTCTGCTGATCCGGGTAATGTTACTGCGTAATATGTTGTATTAGAATTACCAACACCAGTTCCAAAAGTTTCAAAACCAGTAACTGCACCAGCCAATGTTAACGCACCAGTTCCAGTTGTGGTTGTGGTTTCTTTTACTCTGTCGTTTAACACTAACGCCATTATTTTAACTCTATGGTTAAGTTATCTGCATTAATTCTAAATATATCACCACTAGCTATTGTTTTACTAGCGTCTAAAGCACCTACAAAAAGTATATTCCCACTACTTGATGCATCTGCAATAAACACATGTGTTATTGTGTTACTTGTTCCACCAGACGCTGGAAACTCTATGTTGGCTGCGTTCTTCGCAGTTTGTGTATCTGTTGAGTCTGCACCTATTGTAGTCCAGTTTGCTGCTGTAACTTGTTGTCTTGCGTAGTTTGTAAAGTTTGCCTCTGTAACTGATCCAGTCTCTGCTGCACTTACTGCCGTTGCAAGTCCTACATATATGCTATCTCCCGGACTAGAAAAACTAAGAGAGTTATTTTTAAATAAAAAATGTAATATTCTTCTCTCAAGATAATTGGTAGCTGCATTTGCTGTTGCCATATTTTACTCCTATGTTCTCTTCGCTCTTGGTAGACCCTCAGAGTAAGCGTCAGTATTCTCTCTTGCCTCTCCGTAATCTTTAAGTCTTGTTAATTGATCCATAAATCTTTTCTCATATTGTTGTATCAAATCAGCCTCACCCTTCATAAAAATATAAGCATCTACCAATGATCCAAACAATAATGCAAATGGTGCATTGGTACTTAACCATGTTGTGGCACTATCAGCACCAGCTGTTAAGCTAGTTGGTCTATAATAGTAATGTAATTCTATTGCATAATTAGAGTTTGGGGTAGGGGCAATAATAAAGTTATTTGCATCAAACTGTGCATAGAATCTGGGTGTTGCTGTGGATGAGGATGCATCATAGGCTTCTTGTAAAAAGTTGACATCTTTTTGTAAAAGAAATGCCTCACTACCAGATGTTGTTATTTGTAATGAAAATGATGCTAAATAATCTGATGGTATAGTTAGAAATTTATCGCTTGTTGTAAGAGCTGTGGTTACATTTTTTCTAAATATTTCTAAATCTACATTCTTAAATATTCTTTCTTCTGCTGCTTTTATAAAATCAGGTAAATGACTCACAAAAGACGTTTCTGAATTATCTGTGTAATCCTGTATTGCAGTTTTTAATTGCGCTAATGTAAAGCTCATTTAAGCCTCCAAAGTAACTGGACCGACAGTAACAAATACACCACCACCAGTTATAGATCCTGTTGTAGACGAGGCAGAAACAGTTATTGTGTAAGCATCATCTGTTGTTTTAGTTATAACATATCCTTCAGCTAATTCAAAGTTAGCTGATGTAATTCCATCAAATCCTACACAGTTTCTAAACCTAACTCTATCTGATGTAGATCTACCATGACTCTTCTCTGCAACAGTTATTACAGTGCTTCCACTGTCTGCTGCCGCAGTTGTGAATGGATCAATAAGCAATAATCTTTCTGTAGCAGGCTCTAATCTGTCTGGTCTTGCATCTAACAAACTCTGCGTATCATCGATTTTAAGCCTGCCTAAGAAGTTTTGTGGGTGATCTCTATCCATAACATCATAACCTACCCTCAAGCCCGTTCTAACGCCATTCTCTACCTCAAATACAAGGTCTTTTATCTTGTATCTAAATCCAGTTCTGTCACAGATGCCATAAGCATATTTACCACTACTATATGCCATTATTTTTCATCCTTGCTTTTATAAAAATAATCATCACTGTCACCGTATCTTGCTAGATAATCTTCGCTTTCAACCTCATATTCTACTGTACTAACTTTAAAGTCAGGCATCAAGGGCTTGTCTGGCGTTAAACTATTATCATATATCCTCATTCTATTATTTGGATATAAACCAAATTGACCGTTCTCAAGCTCTATTAAGTTATGAGACTTATGTTCAGCAGGTGTTTCTGCTGTACTATAGTCAACAGAATTAATATCTGAATGATAATTATCTATTGTAGCTATGTACTTACCTTTAAATGTGCCTGCATTTCTGGTCATTACTTCAAATGTCATAGATCCAATAAATTGTTTTTCTATTGCAACTACCCCATAATCCATACAATTCCAAAACTGTAAATTAGGTAAACTTAAATCTTGTTCTGGGGTTTTGTTTTCCCATGTAAAAGCACTTATTGGCAGCTTGTCAAACATGGCCCCATATTCCGGCAAGTAAGTCTCAAAGTAAAAGGCTCTTCCCGGCATAGATTTACAAGATATCCATACACCCTTAACAAACTCTCCGTGACCATCTTCATGATCTCTTAAGAATTCTTTTCTTACCCATACATGAATTGCAGGGAGATTGCAGATCAGTTGCGACAATTAGTAACCTCTATTAAAGTTAATTCCTCTAGTGGCCGCTCCACCACCACGCATCTTAACAACTCCACCAACAGCTTTTTGCTTGACTGTCTCAAATTTCATGCCTTTTGTTTTTGGTTCCTTGATCCCAACTTTTTTTCTAACTTTTTTTGCAAACTCTTCAGTATCACTTTTTATTTTATTTCTTTCGTGATTTTCTTGAAAATCATCAACTTTCATTGGTAATGCATCAAGTTCTTTCTTCATCTTTTTTTTTCTATCTTTATTCCCCATATGTCTAGCTAGTATTCTTAGCGGACTTGGACCCGCTCCTAACAAATCCATAGGTTTATTTTTCTTTTTTATTTTAGCTTTTTCTTTTTCATAATCAGCCATTATTTACCACCTTTTTTAATGGTTTTTTTTGTAACTTTTCCACCTTTTTTCATGTAACCCATCTTATTTCTAACAGGTGTGGGTAATTTTCCTAAACCTTTATTACCTTCTGGAACTGATTTTAATTTACCGCCACCAGCTTTTTTCTTAACATTTTTCATATTTTTTCTATTAGTTGCTGACACACCTGCGCTAAATTTTTTATCTAATGACTCTGTTTTATCTGCTCTAAATGGATCTTTCTTTGGTCTTGGTTTAGGCATTGCAACCTTACCACCATTTTTATAACCTTTTACAGCAGGTTTTGTTTTTCTTACATACATACTGCCTCCCAATTTTTTTGTAGTAGTTTTTTTAGGAGAGCCTATGTCCATTCCACCACCACCTTTAGACTGCTTTTTTTTATTTGTATTTTTAAATTTTTCTTGAATAACTATTGGCATAATTACGCTCCGTAAAATGTGTCATAAGGTACAAATCTAGCAGACGCACTCTCTGTGTCTTCCCCTGCTGCTAGTTCAAACTGAAATTCATATTCCTGTTTGAGGGGAACAACTCTGTTTGCAACTTCTGGTCTTTTCATAGCTATGTAATAAGCTAATCCAGAAACAAGGCAAGGAACAAATCTTGGTGGAACAAATGATGTAGTTGTACCATCTATACCAGATGATATCCCATCTATTCCTGCAATTCTAAAATAAGACAATGTATATGTATCTGCACTGTCAGGCACAGGCCATAATGTAACTGTTGTTGAACCAGCTAGTCTTTGTATAAAGATTTGTGTGGGTTTGCCAGTAGAGTTTTTTGCTGATTGCTGTGCATATGTTGAAACACTAACTCTTGTTAAGTTTGTGTCTGTTTGACTTGTGCCAGTGCCAGTTCTAATTTGATGCTCAACTAGATCTACCGTGTCTGTTGGCAGCGTATACGTTGCTGTGCCGGATGTAAGGGCTTGTGTACCAGCCTCTATAGTCCAAAGATTTAAACCTCTGTTCTGCCATTCCATAGTTAGTAAGTTAAAACTACGTCTTGCGTTTCTTAGATCATTACCAGTCCTAAGTTCTAATCCTGCTCTTTGATAAGCCTCTTCAAACAAATCTGGTATATCTGGGACTACTACTGCCATTTATGTGACCTTTCTATAAGCTCTCGTCTTTCTTGCAACCTTCTTGGGTTGTTTAGCCACTTGTTTACCTGCTCTAGTTGCTTTGCGTTTAGCAGCCGTAGAGGAGGCGTATTCAGAGGGCGATAGAGCTTTAATTGCTTTCGCAGGTAAGTAACGCTCACCGGTTGCCTTTGGCCCTTGTGTACTAGGTTTACCACTTTTAGTTCGCCATTTCTGTTTACCCCAAGCCTTCAAACTCCTCTGTGATTTTTTTAATCCACCCATTTATTTGGCATCCGTTTTTCTATTAGCTAGTTGATTACCAACTATAAAGCTACCGATTATGCCCATGTTACTTAATACCCATGTATTTGCAATACTTGATAGATGATCTACACGATCAAGAGGTATTATAGGAAACATTAAAACAACTATAAAAACAGTAACAGACAATGCTGAAAACCAAACCATATATCTTTGTTGGTCTTCTTTCTTATCTCTATTCTCTAACAAAATCATTCGTTCTTTCATTAAGAACTCTGCGTCTGTTATTGTGCCATTCTTATCAATATCTAATTGCTCTGCAATCTTAGAACCTTTTTCAAACTTCTTTTGCGTCATTGTTTTAAGACCTCATTCAAGCCAAATCCTTCTAACAATACTAGCGTAAAAAAGAGTAAAAGTATACCACCGGCTATTAACTTACCGCTAAAATTAGTGGAGCCTATCTTTATAGCAACAAACTCATTACCAAGTATTCTTAAAGATAATTCAAAACTATTTTGACCTATATCTAAATTAACAATCTTTTTTTTATCATCTGTCATTTGTTTTTAACCGCATTGTTTAAAGAATTAATTACATCATCTATATTAGGCTCTTTACCCCAAGGGTTGTAAACACATTTATACTGTCTTGGACACCAACTTTCAATCATTAGCTCATATGTCTTATTATTACCTATATAAATGCAAGCCATCATACCTGTTCTAGATTTTATTCTTTTCTTTAATCTACAAGTTGTATATTTTTTTTTTTGGTTTTACCCTGCCATACTTTTTGCTGTTTTGTGTATTCCTTTGGCTTATAAATATAACCATCTGCTTTTGCTCTTTTAGTCCATACGGATGCTAGTAATATTGCAAAACCACCTACTATACCTGCAACAAGTAGCCAAACAATAGCTTCACCTATCTGCCTTCTCATTTGTTGCTGTTTGTATATAGTTTGTTGTCTTTGTTTTCTTATCTGCCCTTCCATCTGCAACAATTCATCATAAGCCTGTGGCCCATGAGTCATATTCAAAAACATCTTGAGTTCGTACCTTTGTTCCTCAAGTTTCTTCTTGGCTGCATAAGCAGCGAGAGCTGCCTCTTCAATAGACCCAGCTTTAAACAATTTGCCAAACAGGGGAGGATTTTTAGCTTGTTTTTCTGCATTATCAATATCTGATACAGCTCCCATCCAACGACCTATGTCCCCACTCATCTGCTCTATATCTCTTGCTGCTGCGAATCCGGATTTTATAGCGTTAAATGCGCTATTTGCAACTCCCATTGCAACAGATATAGTAACTGGGTCCATAATGTATCATTCCTTATTTGTAGCCGCCACCTGCTTTCTTATAGGCTTTAGCCATCATTTGCGCTTTACGAGCAGACCATTGACCGGGTCTACCACCCTTGCCGCCTGCCTTAATTCTGTTAAATATTTTTTTTCTCATTCCGGGCTTTGTATAGTTACCTGCTTCATTAACTTTACTTTTAGTCTTTCCGCCCTCTTTCATCTTGATAGTGCTTAATGTCCTTGCCTGACCTGCATGTAACTTAGATGCTTTTTTTAAACCAGTAATAACTTTTTTTAGCTTGGCCTTTACTGGTCCACCTGCTTTCATACCCGAACCATCATCTATATTTTTAGCAGTTCTTAATATATTTAAATCACCAGCATCAGTACCTGATGACAGAAAACCGCCACTTTTTAGTCTTGTAACTTTCATTAAGCTCTCCTGTTAACTTTTTTTGCTTTACTTGTTCTGGCAAAAGATCTGTTAACTGACTTAGGCTTTACTGTAAGATTTTTTCTTTTATTATCTTTAGGATTGCCATTCTTGTGAGCAACATCTTTACCATCACCCTTTTTAACCTTACCGGCAGTTTTCATAGTTGACCTAGCTGTGTTCCTACTAGCTCTTCTTTTCTTCTGGTCAGGTTTTTTGTGGTAGTTATCATACTCACCACGATAATTACGACTTGGCATTTTCTTCTACCCATTCATAACCGTATTTACTTTGCCACTGCACATCTTCTGATATAACAGCTTGACAAGTTATACATTTAACTGTTTTTTCTTTTGTCTCTTTTATTGCTGTTTTGCAAACAGGGCATGCTTTATCAACCATTATACAGCTCTTGTTTTGCCTCTCATAGCACATCCATCTATTGATCTTTTTCTTTTTACTGGGCCTCCAGCCATCATCTGTGTCATAGGTGTCATTCTATTGCTTTGAGGAACAGCTGAAGAATCCATTTTATTAGCACCAGCCATAGCCATTCTACGTTTTTTTGCTTTATCTTGTTGTCTCTGAGCAAAGTTTCCAATAAGACTACTGCTACCTAAAGATGATGCAAGTTCAGATATAGGGCCTTTACCCTTCATGATACTATAAGCAGGAGAAATAGTTTCTAGCATTTTGCCAATGCCTTTCTTTATTACAGGTTTCTTTTTCTTAGTTTTCATTCTATTACCCTTCAGTTGTTTGCTCATTGTTGCTCTAGATATCATTATTTAAGTAACGCTAACAATTCTGTTACCGCCCCTGTATTAGTTACAGCTATTACTGCTAAAGCACCAATCAGCATCCATTTAGCTTGAAAGACTGCCCTTTTAATATCTGTCATGTCTGCTCTTAATTCATCAACATGCTTTACAAGATAG